CAACTTGTACCTCAAATTCCTTTTCATTAATAACACCAATTGTGATAAGAAGTTCATTTCTTCCTAGTATGATGTTTTTTGATTCAAGTGAATACACGTCCATATCCATATATGAACCAATTAATTCCCCTTTATTCACTATACCAGATCTTTGGGAAGTAAATGAAACTAAAATCTTTACACACTTTGCAGTTGGTCTAAAAACACCCTTATTAATTGCAAGTTCTGTTATGCTAGAATCCATTCTAGCATACTGAAGTGATGACTCTCTTACTCTCATAAGGTTGTAATGGTTTTTTATAGCTTGAGAACCTGCTATTAATTCAATAATAGTTTGACCAGCACCACCTTCAAAATAATCCTTCCATCCAACAAATTCAGGTAATTCAGAAATAGCAGTTTGAAGATCCTTTACAATTTCTTTTGGATTTAAGTTTTCTTTTTTAAAATTCATAATTTATCTCTCTATTTGGCATAATACTGCCCTATTTTATTTTTACCTAAGTTCGTCTGATACACATATTCTTCATCAGTTAATCCTTTAATTCTAAATACAAGGAAAACGTTTACATAATGTTCATCTTCATCATATTCAACAAAAGATTCTTTCCTTGATAGAATAACTCTCGGCTCCCAAGTTTCAACTGCATTGATTATTTCATTTTTTAATGCAAATAAAGTTTCTATTGTCATTGGTTCAAAAAGATATTGTGAAAGATCAACACCAAATTCAGGGAGGAACAGTCTTTGATCTTTCTGAGTTGAAAGAATATTATCAATACTTTGGTATATGCAATCAATATCTGTAATGATTTTTTGCTCATTTTTATCGAATTGATTTATGTCTGAAAACTTTGGCATTTTTTATCCTTTAATTTAAGAAAATATTTGGAGCATTTACTGAAAAGTTTCCACCTGCATTGATTGAATATGTTCCACCAGTTGTGACATCAAATTTTCCGGAAATATCTAATTTAGCGTCACCTCCAATCTTAACTGTGGAGTTTCCTTTAATATTTATATTTAAGTCTTTAACTCCATCTACGTTAATTGTTCCATCTTTTTCTATGTTTAGATGTGTACCAGAATGATGATGAATGTCTACAGTACCTTTTTTAAGATTTACCCAATATTTATTTTTTATCTTATCTATGAACCCATATGTTTCTGGATAATCTGATAAAAGTTCTTCAAGTTTATGTTTTTTAAAAATTAATTCCCCTATATAAAATGAACTATAAATATCATCAGTCGGAAATATCACAACTACGTTTGTTCCAATTGCTGGCACTTTAAATGTAGGAACTGCATCATCTCCACCTGTCCCAATAGGAAAAATTTGATGACTCCAGGGTAAAATATCATTTTCAATGCCTTCTGTAAAGTTTGGAATATTGATCTTTACTCTTCCAATTTTTAATGGATCTTTATTATCAACGACTTCCCCTAAGTGAAATGATTGAAATTTATTTTCTTTACTGAAAACATCTAATAATCTTTTTAAACTCATTTTAAATCTCCTTCAAGTTCATTCAATGAGTCTCTAGATAGAACTAGAGAAGTCCCAAATACATTATCATGGAAAAATCTTCTTATTTCAGTAATTATATAATTTCCCGCAATCATACCAATATCCGACTGTTCTTTTTTATCTATTGGATCATTAAGAAAAAGAACAGTATCAAAGATTTCAAATGGTAGAAATTTTGAAGCTAATACAACTTCAATTTCAGTGGTTCCATGTAAAATAACTTTTGAAAAATTATTTAAAACTGAAATATTGTAATTACTATGTGTATTATCATCTTTAACACAATTTTTTAAAAAAGAAGTGGGTTCATCTTTTGGTATATTAAGTGTTTTACTTGATGCAAGGATTGGTTTTTTATTTGGTGTTTTAATTTTAGATATTTCACCACTTTCTATGTTTATTTCATTTCTTTCCCTATTATAAACACCAATCATATTATTCAATCCTGAATTATTCCTTATCACATAATCTGAATTATAAACAATTGAATTTTCAGTTAATCCATTAACATCTAATACCCATTTTGGTTCAGCGAGTGCTATCTTAGAATACTGAGCAAGTACTAATGTAGATTCTTTATTTATACAATATACTAGAAAATCATCATCAGAAACATATGACCTTTTCCAAGTATTTTCAATAAATGATTTTGGTGATTGATTATATCTTATCCAATTTTGAGTATCATTCGTTGGGTCAATACCTGTTTTATGTGCTTTATAATTGAAACCACAATCTTCAGTAGTTTTCTTAATAACATCAACAGATTTTTTATTTTTAAAACCTTCTATTTTACTTTCATTAAGAAACTGATGATTCCCTATGAATCCCTTAATAATAAATGAAATAAAATTATCAGAATCTCTATTGAGTTCAACCTTCTGAATCACCATTGAAACATCTACCGCATCTTTTTCAGAAATACCAAATCTACAAGAGATTTTATTCCCTTCATTTACCATCACAATAGTTTCTGTTATGTTAGATCTGAAATGCATTTCAAAAAGTGGAAGATCACCACCACTTGATTCCTGAATTATGAAATGTATAAGTGATCCTCCATTTTTTAAAAAATCTTCAAATTCTGAAATTTTTATATATAGGTAATACTGATCTTTTACGCTTAAGATTGCCATTTTTTATCCTTTTAAATTCTGTTTTTTGGTCAATTCAAAGTATTTTTTCTCTAAATCTGCCAAACTAAAGAATTTCAAAATATCTCCTTCTTTTATTGAAAATTGATCAATGATACCATTATATTCAAGAAGCATCCACCAATACTTAACATTTCCATAAATCCTATGACTTATTATGTCTATTCGTTGTGCATCTTTTGTAACAACGAATTCACCAACTTCTTCAAGTTCTGTAATTGAATATAAAAAGTTAGAATTTAACACATCATAAAAATCATCATCCCATTCTATGTATTTTTCTAATTGAAATCTCTCTCTATTTTCCGTATCATAATTATAATAAAAATTCATTATTTAAACCACCCTTTGAATTCACTAGAAGTTGAATTCATTGATCTTGTTAAACTTATATCAATTCTTATATATAAAGGTTTAGTCTTCTTCTCATCAATTTTTTCCTTAGAAACCGTCATCAATGCACTTGTCATTATCCAACCATCGGCTTCATACCAATTTCCAAATTTAATAACTATGGTGTTTACTGGTTTTTCGCCATTTCTTCCATCTAAAGAACCACCTGCATTATAACTATTTGGTGGTATATATGAACCGAGAATTCCACCTTTATTTTTTTCATCAACTGATGGTAAAACTGATTCCCATATTGGTTCAGTGAGACTTATTAAATCATCCTCTTCATTCACTGCTAATTTATATATACTGAATGATAGATCATTTGTAGTTGACCCAGTCCAACTTTTCTTTGTCATCCATGGATATTTTAAGGTATAAGCTTCACCAAATAGTTCAGAACCAGTCTGAACTAATTCTGAAGCTTTATCTATCATTGGTGACTCTGATAAAGCTTCATAAGAAGATGTTGCTCCGAATGTTTGTTCTGAATCTATGAAACCACTGAAAACTTTATTTGTTTTCGGGAAGTATAACATAATCTTATTATTAGGATCTTCAGTTATCCCAGAAATATAGTCGTAAAGTTTAGCCATTAGTCTCTCCTTAATTACTCAAGAATGTTCCACTCATTAAGAGCAGGTCTGAGTCATTAATTTTTATTTTTGTTGGTGTTTTTATCTGTTCTTGTTTTCTTGGAGATTCTTTTATTATGATATTATTATTTCTCTCCATATCTCTTCCTAATAATTGTTTTTCTTTTTGCTCTTGTATTCTATGGTTAATCTCAGTTTTTCTATACTCTTCTATACTCGGTTCTTTAAATATAGTTTGTTCTTGCTTAGAACTTGTTGGTGCTATGTCTAATACTCTTGAAGAAGAAACCATTTGATTACTTATATTTGGTGAATCATTAGTTAAAATTTCATTATTTTGATTTCCTGTGATTATATCAGAACCATTCTGAGTTTTTGAAATGGTATCAGAACCATTCTGAGTTTTTGAAATGGTATCAGAACCATTCTGAGTTTTTGAAATGGTATCAGAACCATTCTGAGTTTTTGAAATGGTATCATCAAACCAAGAATCTGGCAGGAATTTTTTTCCAAATTCCACAGCAGAATCTTTTACTTCAGTGACTTTATCACTAAAACCACCAAATATATCATTTATGAAGTCTGAGACAATTTTCGATATATCACCTACGAATGAAAAAAGTTGACTTCTCATTTCCTTTATTGAATCTAAACCAAATAAATTTAGTAAAGGATCAAAAAGTGTTTCAAGTGGGTTGATGAAAACAGTCAAATGATCTATTAACCAATCAGGAACCCCATCAAATATAGATGTGATAGAATTCCATAAATCATGCAGTTGTCCACCAATTTTATCAAACCATTTTGCTGCTGTTTCTATATCAATTAATCCAAATGAAAATGAATCTACTATACCACCAAGCACTGAAGATAAAATTTCAGATTTATCAGCATTTTCACCAAAAATTTCAGTTGCTTTTGAAAATCCGTTTATTCCACCTATAAGACCTCCGAGTGCTGCTCCAATAGGTCCAAGGAATTTTAAACCTTTTCCTAGAACACCGATAAACGATTTAGCTATTTTCCCAAAAATAGGGGAAATTATTTTCTTAAGAAAACTACCTTTTCCAAAAAGCTTAAAAGGAGAAGTTATTAAAGAAAATAACTTTCCTCCAAAGTTCTTAAAGAAACCACCAAATACACTTAAAGCCTCACCAAATATACTATCATCTTTTTTATCAATGATTGGCTCATTATGAATTTCAGATACATTTTCATTTATTTCAGAAAGAAGATCTTGAGTTTTCTTTGTTTCATTTTTCTCTTCTATTCTAATTTTTTCAGCTTCTATAGATGCTTCTTTTGCTTTATCTTTATCTTGTTCACTTTCTATGTTAATAGTAATTTCTTTTTCTGTAGAGTTTTTTTCATCATTTTGCAAATCTGGTGTTTTATATTCTTGATGAGTCTCTTCTATGTTAGTATTTCCCGAAGAAATTGAATCCGAATCATTTTTAGAATCTTTTATATTATTAATTACTTCTAACATTTTATCAGAGGCACCAGTCATTTCATTTGCTTTTAATAGGAATCTTCCAATAGATGAAGTTTCCATTAAAGCTTTTCCAACAGTTTTTCCTGCTGGTTTTAATGATTCTATTCCATGATTTAAAGCTTCATTAGTTGTTTCTTTTAATTCTTTTTTCTTTTCTTTTAAAAATTCTTTAGAAACTTCAAATGATGATTTAAAAATATTTTCTGATGATTTTATTGCGCTTAGTATAGAACTATTAATATCAATTATTTCTTTAGAATCCTCCAGTGACTCTTTTCTAAATCGTTTTTCATTGTTTTCATGAATCTTTGGATTTATTTCTTTTTCCATATTTTATCCTTTATGTAGTGGATTCTTTCTCGATGTATTTTGTTAATTCTTTTTGAAGAAAAATAACTTCTCCATATTCCATTTTATTAAGATCAGTTGGTGAGATATGCATTTTATACGCCATAATGGATTCTATTTCTAACAAGTTCTTTAACTGAATCGATGGAACTAGCGTATTCACTGATTGAGAAAAAGGGTATTTTGGTTAAAAAACCACAAACCTCCTCGGAATCACCCTTTTTAACTTTATTTTTACAAATAATTTGAATATCTTCTACTCCATGATAAAACATGATATCAATTGTTTCTAATAATTGTACGTCTGTACCATTAAGGTCATTTTTTATGGAATCTAGAGCTTGTTCAAAATCGATTGAAGTTATCTGAGAAGCCATATATGCATCTTTATCATTCTGAAGACCTTTGTCTAATAAATTTAAATATGAACCTATTGTAATTGGTGAAAACGTATATGTTTTTCCATTTTTTGATGTTATTTCTACTGGTATATCAACTCTTATTTCTTCAAAATTTAAACCAGATGTACTGATATCTTTAGTCATCTTATTATTACATTTAGGGCATTTGTATGATATCTTAAACGAGGTTTCACCAAATGTGCTTAATTTTATTAAAACTGTTATATAATAGAAATCAAAATAAGTTAAAATATACTTATCAAAATTACATTGTATTTTATTTAGGAAAAATTGAATTGATTCCTTATCTGATAAGGACGAACCACTTAAAAATTTCATTTCACCAAATGATAATGGCGTAAAAAAGATTTCTGGAGTATTCCCATACAAAACACCACCAGATGGTAGATTCTTCACTTCTACACCATTCAGAGTAGTCTCTTCTTGGTTTATTTCATTTTTATCAGATATAATATCTGCATTCATTTTTTCTGCAAATTCTTTAGCTTCAAGTGCTTCTGCATATGTGATTGGTCTTTTTCGTTTTTCCAAAATAATCTCTCCAATTTATTCATTATGAGAGTATTTAATTATTTTTAAGATTTTGATTTTGATGTGAGGATAAGAGTAGTTTGAGAGTATGAGATAAAGGTGCTAGAAAGCTTTTTCTATTGACACCTTTACTACTTCGAATGTTACTGTATATATTGGGGTGGATCCATCGGAATCACCATGATAAGATATTGTTCCTGTAGGATAAATGTAAGCATTTATATTCGTGACAACTTCTTTCTTATGGTTCAATTTTGACAGAACCATTTGTTTTAAAACGCCATCCGCATATATCGGTTTCACATAAATACCATCTTTCGATACAATATGTTCTTGCCATTCTCTAAGCGCATGTGTCATGGTCAGATTTTCATCATCCATGTATGACATTGTTAATGTTGGTTTAACATGACCTTTTGCAAAATTTACATTAGTTTCCCCAACTGTACCATTTTCTATTCCATGAAATGTATATTCTATGTCATTTGCTGGAATCCAATTTTTAGTTGAAAAATCTATTCCTACGATATAAATATCCCAAAGGTTACTTTTATCCCATTGTTTAGATCTTACATTTTCAACTGTTAATGCCATAAAATTTCCTTAGAGGGTTTAAAAACCCTCTGTGAAGTAATCATAACTAATTGTCATTGTTGGTAAAACTAAATCACCTGTGTCAGTCATGTCACCCAATTCATAATCTTCTAAGAAACAACCATGAAGAACCCAGACACCAGTAGCATCACCGTTTCTATTCAATCTTCTAATTATGACTTGAACTTCAACGTCCCTTTTTGTTGCCATCTTATTAGTATTTGTTTCTATGATTTGCTCTCTCCAAGCACTAATTGCTTGAGAAACGATTAAATCATCAGTTTCAATTAGAGTAAGAGTAGTTGTTCCACTATAATCATAATCTCCTGGTTGTTTTACCTTTTGACCTCTGATATTAATTTCTAATGAAGTACCTGTTCTTTTTGGTAATTCAACACTCTGTGCTCTAAAGTTTAGATCTTCTTCAGAAATACCAAATTTAGCACTCCCAACTAAAGTAATATCCCAAAGGTTTGAGTGAGCAAAGTCACCCAAACCTCTAATTTGTTCTACTGTAGGTCTTGCCATTATTCAAGCCTCCTATAATGCTTCTGCTGCGACTTTAAAGTCAACACCAGATGCAGTAATTATTGTTGAAAATTTTATATATTCAATACTTTGAACAGGTTTCACAAAAAGATCAACATTTAAAATATGATTATCGATATCAGTTGGTAGATTGTTAGTTTCGTCACAAACTGTTTCAAAATCATAAACACCATTTCTTGCTTTGACACTATTCATGTAATTATCAATACCAACTTTAATGATATTTCTGATTCCATCTGTATTTAGTTCGAATAAGTAATCTTCTAAGAATTCAGCAATAGCTGGCTCAATAGTGATCAATAATAATCTAACATTCATTCTATCTAAACTTGATGGTCTTGAACTAAGTGTTTTTTGACCCCAAATAGCAATTCCTTTACCAGGGAAAAATCTTATTGGATTAATTCCTTCATCATAAAGAAGATCCATCTCACCGTCTTTAAATCTAACTAGAGTATCGTTTACAAGTAAAGATGCTCTTTTATAACCAGCTGGCGGATACCAAATTTCATAATTTGCTGCTGTATAGTTAATACTTGCTGCAGCATACCCATCAGGAGAAACTAGAATTTTTCTACTGTTATATTTATCAGTTATTTCAACATGACAAGAAAATAATGCACCATATGAACTATTAGCATTTAATATTTCTTTTCTATACTTAACAATTTCATTAACATAATCATTACTCATTTCAGCAGATAATGGAACAGATAATATAGCCAGAGAATCTTTTCTATTTTTACAAATTTCTATAAGTTTCTTTTGGAAACCAGAAGTTGCCCATCCACCATCTAAGAATAATTTCATTGGATAGTTATTTTTATTCGCAAATAAATCTGCTGCATATATCATGTTACTTTCTGTTACAGGCTCACCATCATCACCACTTTGGAACCAAATTTCTGGACCATTTGATGCTTGTGGAAGTACACTTTCTTCAATATCTGGATTAGAAATACCACTGATAAGATTTGATGATTCTAGATAGTCATCAACAAAAATATTTCTACCATACCCATCTTTCGTACCAGGAACTCTAGAACAAGCAAAACTTTCAACTGGAACATTTAAATTATATTTTTTATAAACGTTTATAATAAATTGAGCATTTGGTTCTTTAATTTTTGTAGGATCAGTTACAATCTCTATTCTCAAGTCTTGTGACCACTCTCCCTCATCTTTTGCATATAATGCAACACAATCTGTATTATCATCAAATGGAACTGCAGTTGGGTCTGTGAAACCAGTACTTGTCCCAGCAAAATATGGAGCATTATTTCCAGTAATTACATTAGGAAGTGTCATATTATCTAATGGTTCACTTAATTTAATATCTGAACCGTTCACCTCTGTGATATTTACTGTTTGAATTTGAGTTGTCCCATTAGACATTTCTAATGTTAAATCAGCATCCTCACCATTTATATCAACTAAATTTACACCAACTGGAGCTAAATTTGAAGTTGTTAATGTATCTGCACCATCAGTTGCTCCAGTTACATCAAAAGTTGTTTCAGGTCTTCCTAAGAATCCAGTTCCAGTATCAGCAGTTGCTGCTGGTATAGAAGAGCTAAGTGTAAGAGTAGAACCATCTACTGAAGTAACTTCAACAGAAACTGGAGTTCCGTCTACGATAAATGTTAATGTTTTTCCATTTAAATCAGAACTTGAACCTGAAGTTAAGTTAGAAACGTCTACAAATTCATCACCATCAGAAAGTCCAGAAATATCAAACCCTATATAATCAACACTTGCATCAACTTTAGCATTACCATTTCCTGAAAAAGAAACTGATGCAGTAATTGGATTAGATAGAATAAGAGTTGAACCATTAACATCTTGAACTACATATTCACCAATATTGATGATATTTATTGTTCTACCTTTTAAATCTGCAGTAACACCACCAGAGATATTTGAAGCTAAAACTTCATTTTTACCATTAACTATATTAGATAAATCAAAAGTGATCTCAGGTAATTCAGGTAAATCCTGGTTAATTTGAGTATAAGCTCTTTCTTGTCCGTCTTTCTTAATAAAAGCTCCACCATATAGTGCATTATTAGCAACACGAACTACCCAAAGCTTAGAAGTTGTTTGAAGAGTAGCTAGAGCTGAATAATAAGCCATATCATAGCCTACTTTTATTGTTTCATCTGGAGTAAAAAACCTTAAAAGATCTGTTTCACCAGAAATTAATCTTGGTTTATTGATTTCACCTTTTTTTGCTCTTATTAGAATAGCATTATAAACACCATTCCCAGAAGGAACTCTTGCAGATAAATCTTTTTCTGTTGTTTGTACATTAGCAGCACCCATATATAATCCCCTTATTCTTCAACTACTCTAAGACCTTTTGGTAAAGATCCAGGAAGTTTATTTTTATCAATTTTTTTAATTGTTTCTCTTGGCGATACCACAATAACAGATCCATCATATTTCACTGTTACCGGATAATTCACTGTAGAAATTAATTTAGCCATAATATTCTCCATATGTATTTATATTATTTAACCTCTCCATAAAAAAGAGTTGGTATTACATTATCATTGATAACTCTAATATCTTTTCTCTCTATTGCTGGTAAGATTACTGGATAAGTTATTGTTGCATTTAGAGTAACCGAACTCACGCTACCATATCCATCAGTTGTTTCCTTTTCAAATTCAGTAGAAGATCCTTTTGATGAACCACTAAATTCCCCAAATTGTTCATCCGAAAAATCAAATGAAACATATTCTTCAGATAAAACAAAAAGAAATTCCTCTATATCTTCAGCCATTTCTATGCTATTCGTAACTAACTTACAATTTATCTGAAGATCTACTAATCTAAAATTAGATTCTCCGCTTAATCTAGATAAATCTTGAGGATCAGCTCTTGAAGCCACCATTAATCTACCGTTCATTTCACTTTTTTCTAATGAACCTCTTGACCATATGAGTATAACCCAAGTAGATGGAACTTCTCCCTCTATTTTTTCATATGGTCCAGTTCTTGTTATATATTGAATTGCCCTTTCAGAAAAATCTAGGGATTCATCATACACATAAAATTTTTCTATTGGAAATTGTGATAAAGTTTTTTCTACTATAAAGTTCAAATATCCCAAAATCGCATTACTTGTCATCATCGTTTAAATCCTTTTTTATATTTAAGTGATTGGCACTAATTGATGAATCGCGAAAACAGGATTCCCAGATACCCCGTTTACAACAGATGTGTCTTGGGTTCTAAAAACTTTTATACTTCCTTTATATGAAACTTCTATTTTTGAATTTCTTGGAATTTCTATATCATCACCAACAACATACATTTGACCTTCATCGCCGAATGATGAATAATAATCTAATCCTAAACCAGTAAGTGGTTCTTGACTGAATATTCCAGTAAATAAAAATCTGCCAGATTCATCTGAACTTTGGTTATATTTATAATCTTGTGAAGAATCATTATATAATGATGGTGATTCTTTTGGGAAATATATTTCAGCAGGAAGTCCATTCAATCGTTGTAATTGTTTCACCGCTAATGAACTGATATTAGTATTTATTTCAAATGATTTTTCTATTAAAGACACTATAATATCTCCGATTTAATATTTTCTAACCAACTGAATATAGAGTTAAATGTATTTTTTCTAAGTTTTATAGAAAATATAGATTTAGTTTCTGTTGCAAAAACTCTAAATTCAATAATATCACCAGATACAGTTGTCTTAATTTGAGTTTTAAAATTTTTAAATAATATATCTACTAATGTTTCATTTATTTCCATTCTCATTCCTATGTAATAGCTAAATACCAGTTACTATTAGATTCTGAAAGAATTTCTAATGTGTTTTGGTATAATTCTTTTCCTTGTTCATAAAGATCAGCACCATCATTTTCAAATGGAAGATCTCCTAGCGTAAAACCTTTTCTTGTAGAACCAACATATTGAAGATACAATCCAGTCATTATGTCTAGGAATTCAAATTGTTCAAACCCTATGTCTTCTAAATCAGGCATGACAAAAAGTTCTATATAATATGTTCCACCAACACCTGTTCTTATAATGCCTGTGTCACGATTATAATCCCATTCTACTTGTATTTTTCCTTTTTCTCCTGCTAAAATAGGATGAAAATAATACATATTTGAGACATTTACAATTCGCTTTCCATTGTATTCTTTAAAATTACTTAGATAAGTTGGGATGTATATTGGTTCTGTTTCAATCCAGAGAGGTCTGTAGCTTCCATAGACACTGATCGCTCTCTTGACCATTTGTTCAAGAATTGGATCAGTTACTTCTATGTCTTTTTCACCAATATAATATTGGTTTGTAGAAACAAGGAGATACTCTTTTAACTCGACAAGTGTCATGTTTGCACCTCCTTAGTGGGTTTAAGACATTAATGAACTAAGTTTAGTTGCAGTTACTTTTGAACTTTCAGATATTTCATCATCTTTAGATTCAGAAATAGATCTAGCGCTCATAAGATTTCTTAGAGTAGACTCTTTTTGTTCTTTTTTAATTATCTTTTTTTCTTCTTTATCATCTTCGTCACTATCTTTATCAGCTTCTTTATCTACATCTTCGTCACCATCTTTATCTGCATCTTTATCAGCTTCTTCAGACTCTTTTTTATCTTTTTTACATTGTTCTGCTTGTTTTGCTTCTGAAATAGACTCTTGAACTTTTTCTTCAACAATTTCTTTTAATTCTTCATCAATAAGATCTAATTGTTCTTCTGAAAGAATTGTCATACCATCTTTTTTAAGTTGTTCAATAACCTTTTCTTCCATTTTTGAATCAATTTCATCTAATTGACTTTCTGAAAGAACAGTATATCCAGCACTTTCTACAAGTTTAATTGCTTCTTCAAGAGGAACTTCAATGACTTCTTCTTCTTCTTTAACTTCTTTCTTTTCAGGGATAACAATCCCATTCGCTTCTAAAAGAGCTTTTGCTTCTTCTAATTTAATTGCTTCTTCGTTTGCTTTTCTTAAATCTTTAATTGCCATAATTATGCCTCACTTACTAAAATATATTCATCCAAAATTTGGATATCTAAGTTTTGACCCATAGAGTCAATCTTTTCAGCTATTTCTAATTTATTAGATCCAGCAACTACTTTTAATCCATCTTCATGAATTTCAATTTCAATATCATCTGAGTCAATTGCTTGAGCAATAGATTCAAAAGAATATGAACCAACACTTTTTGCATCTCTAGAAACTTCTCTAGCTATAATTTTATATTCACCTTCAAGAGTAAATTCATAAGTTTCTGAAAATACACTATTAAGTAATTTTGCAAAATTTGGTCCACTCATAGATGTAACGTTAATTTCAAAACCATCATTTGTAGGAATTATTTCTTGTTTCTCATAAATTCCTACAAAATTAGCTAAATCAGAAGGAACGTTACTCTCGTTTTGTTCTTGTTTCTCAGAAATCAAAACACCTTTTTCTGTTATTTCAACAGAAAGATTTTCATTTGCTTCTAAGATTTTTGCAAGCTCATCAAGTTTAATCATACTTTTCCCCTATTTAGAATCTGAACTATCTTCAGTTTCTATTTTAACTTCTTTTTTTGTAGAAGTTTTTCGTTTATTAACTTTAGCCTTTTTATCAGCTTCTTCTTTAGCCTTTTTATCAGCTTCTTCTTTAGCCTTTTTATCAGCTTCTTCTTTAGCCTTTTTATCAGCTTCTTCTTTCAACTTCATCTCTTTCCTAGCAACAGCATCAGATTCAGATTTTAAGTCAATTGGAGTTATTTCTAGAGTTCCCTTAGGAAATTGCACTTTTGCTCTTTTTGGTATGAAAAGTTCAATTTGTTTTTTTGCTTGAATAGTAGTTGGTGTATTGTTAATCTTAATGATGACAATAGAGTCTACCAAGTTTTGTACTTTATGGTTCACAATGATCTCCTTTTGTGTTTACTAAGATTATTTAATTATGAGAGAAATCATCATTTTTAATACATTATAAAATAAATTAAAAATAATGAATTTTTAAGTTATGACTAAGACCCCAAGGGGTCTTAATAATCACTACGCGTTAAGAATAGAGATTTTAGTCATAAGTGTTGGAACTGGAGCTGCCATACCAGCCATAAGAGCAACACCTTTTTGTGATTTAATAGGGTTATGGTCAATACCATCAGCCATACCAGTCACATATAAAGGCATATATGGAGCATATACTAAAGAAGTATCAAACATACTAGAACCTTTACTTACCATAACGATTTCAGCAGTTGGAACAACTGAAGAACGAAGTACTGGTTTTCCATCAAGAGTACCATAGAAATGTGTACCAAGAATTGCATTTAAATCACCAGCTGGTTTGAAACCTGGAAGTGTTCTAAGGATTGATGCAGCTTTATGTCCAGCGATAAGTGCAGTAGCACCACCAGAACGACCAGCTTGAGTTAAAATTTGGCTTTCAGCATCAGCTAATGCATCAAAGAAAGTTAATTTGTGTTCAGTATAAGAGTAAGAAGCACCATCTGGAACTGATTTATCCCAAGTTACAACACCTTTACTGTTTGAGTATGCTTGAGCAACAACTGCACTTGCAACTTCAGTAGTAAGTTCTTGAGTTAAGTCTTTAGCCATTGATTCTTCAACATTGATACCAAAACGTTTACCTAAAGTAAATGATTTGAAAAGACCAATATCACTTCTAAGTGCAAATGAACGTGCTTTAACACTCATTGAATCAAATTCACTTCTAACTGTAGGAATTTCAGAAAGAACTTCAAAGTTAGATGCATAAGAAATAAGAATATTATTTGCATTATCACCTGGATCAGCAACGAAAGTTACAGAGAATGTACCCTCTTTATAATCAATTGTACCTTGTCCACCAAGACCAATTAAGTTACCTTTTCCATCATCAATAAGTTTTACTGAACCATCAGAAGCTAATGTAAGTTCTAAAGTTCTTTTTCTTACTGGAGCATAAGATACAGTACCTGTATAAGTAAGAGTACCAGCAACTGTGTCACCATTTACTTCATTGTAAATTTCTTCACCAGAGAATGCTTCTGGACGTTTAACACGACCTTCTTGAACACTTGTAAGTGTATCACCATCAGCAACATTACCACGAGTTGTTCCAGCAACTACATTTTTGAAGTAGATAGTTCCTTGTTGTTCTTGAAGTGGTTGAATTGAAGCCATAAGAGCAACTGGAGACTGAGAAGCAGATGCAGTAATAACGTCAAGAGCAATGTTTGGAAGTACCCCAAGGTCACCCATTGAACCATTAGATTCATTTACAAATGCTTCAAAGTCAGCATAGTTTTCTAATTGTTGTCCAAGTGCATAAAGGTCTTCATTTGTTACACCACGTGTAGCAGCAATGTTTGAACTCTTTTCAAAGAATTCCATGTGTTCTGCATATTTTTCGTAGAATAATTCTACTTGTTCATTTAATTTTGAATGTGTCATTTATTAATCCTCCCTAAGGATCTAAAGTTTTTATTGTAAAAATTTTAAAGTTAGAAACTTAAGGCATTTTTTGCTACCTAAAAGTGTCAGATCTTTTATTATGGTTTTATTTAAGGTCAAAATTATATAGAATTAAGGATTCTAATATAATTTTTTGTAAAAATTAACCTTTTGTGAGTGTTTCTAGAAAATTTCTTTTAGAATTACCATTTCTATTTGGAGTATATTCTGGTATATTTTCAACTGTTGTTGAATTTCTTCTTAATTTTTTTGATTCTCTTTTGATATTTTTAATAATATCATCTTCATTTTTATATTTTTCTAATATATTTTCAACAATCGCTTTATCTACTCTATATGTACTAGATAAAGATTCAATTTTTAGAAACTGAATTTCCTCTTCTTTTTCTTTGATAGTTTTAGAAAGCTTTGTTTCACGTTCTAATAAAGATTCATTTTCTTCTTTCAATCTATTTAAATTCATTTTTGTTTCTTTAATAGATTCTTCTAATTTTAAATAATCAGTTTCATTAGTTTTTTCTAATCTCTGTAGTTTCTCATTAGTATCTAATAAAGATTTAGATGTTTCAGCTAGTTTTTCAACTAAAGATTTCACCTCTTTATCTTTTTCTTCTATGATTTCTTTTTGTTTTACGAGTTTTTCAGATATCTCTTTTGGTGTAACAAAAACCTCTTTTTCTACTATCTTTTCAACTTCTATTGTTTCTTTTATTGTTTCTGGAGTTGAAATTGATTCTGCTAATTTCTTACTCGCATATTTTAGATGTTCAATTTGTAGTTTAAGTGATTTATTGATATCCATTTGTTGTTTTAACAATGTTTCGTTTTGATTATCATTTTTGTTTAGTAATTCTAACATAAAATCAACAAATGATTCATCTTGTTGATTTCCATCAACCTCTTTAGCTGAATTATTTATTTTTTCTGTGAGAACTTGTAATTTTTCACAAATAACCTGAATACTTTCTTCAACATCACTTTCTTTAAGTATTTCTTCAATGATCTTAGAAATATTATCAAAATCTGTTGTAGTGATTTTATCATCTTTATCTAAAAATTCTATTAAATCGCTGTAATATTTTTCATATTCTTCATTATATCTTAAAAGTTTTACTAAAAGTTCAACGAATGATAAATAATTAGACAATAATTTAGAACTAATCTCTAAATCACCTTTTTGCGAAGTTTGATCTATATTTTTATCAGTATCTTCAACTTCTTTTATTTCTTCTTTTTCTATTTTATTTGTAGATAAAAGTTTATTTTCAGCCACTACGTTCTTTAACATATCAATGATATCTTCTTTTGGTAAATCCATGAGATCTTCGAACATATTATCTGGATCATTTTCTTCATTAAGCTTTATTGATTTAAAATCCTCACCAAGTGAACATATACCATTTTCACACTGTATGTTAGCTTTATCTTCACTTAATTTTTCTAAATCCTCTGATATGCTTTCTACTAATTTTGGATTTGTTTGTAAAAATCCTGGTTCAATAACAAAATCTATACTTTCAAGCTGGAAATTTTTTTCATCTAGAACTTTATATTCTTTTCCATCCTTTTTCTTAGTTTCATTTGTGAATCCACCAAATGCACGTGTACTAACATACATTTCACTTCCACTTTTGAGAATAGTATTTAAAATTCTACCACTTGGAGTATCCAGAATATCATATTCAGCAATGCCTTCACCTGTTTTCTTGTCAATTGTGATATCAACTACTTTATGTGAAACCTTTCCACTTTCTAATAATTCATCAAGAGAATAGTCTTTTGGGTGACCTATGCACCCAAACATTAATCCTCTTTTCATTTTAGTTTGTGTTTCTGGGTCTTTGAGAGCATTTTCCCAAAGCTTTTCTGGGTAAAATCTACCATTTCTAGAATAACCATCTAAGAAGAATGATGGACCTTTCACTTTAGCAAGTACACCTTCATCCAGGTTTTTCTTTGATTCATCTATTTCAAACCCTGAAAATATTTGGTTCTCAAAAATTTTATTCATATTAATTCCTTAATTTCTCTTTAATTATTTAATGTTTTATGAAAAGCTTGTCTAACTTTTCATAAATAATGTTCCCAGGTAATGTCAAATCAATTGATTCAGCTTCTTGGACTTGTTTTTTAAACTCCTCTGAATTAGAATCATTTGAAAGATCATTTAATTCACGCTTTGCATATATGTATAATTTTGGGTCTTGAAAGAATTGAATTATATCATTTAATAATAGGTAATCTTCTGTTGATATAATTCCACTCGAATATGCATCTATTAAAGATATCTTTAAATTACTTGAATCTTCTAAAAACATATGAATGATTTCTAAAAACTCAGTCATTGCCTCTGGGTCAGATTCATAATATTGAAGTTCTAAATATAAATGTGTTTCTATGCTAGAAAGACTCAATAAAGAATCATTGACTTGTGTTAAGGATATTGTCTGATTTCCTTCAAATGTTCCCTCCCAGTCATTCATATAATAATATTGATATCCTGCTGTTTCTCTAAGTGCATTAAATCTACCAAGTGCTTTATGAAACCGTTTTCCCTTTGTTGATTTATTCCATTTTTGAATTCCCTTTTTCAGTTTATTTTTATCTCTTCTCCATCTATCTTTCATTTCTCTTGATTTCTTTCTATCAACTTTTTGTGAAACTAGACCGAGACGTTTTCTAACTTTTAACTCATCTAAATTTAAAATCTTAAATTGAGTTTCATCCCTTTTATTCTTAAACTTCATTTACCAACTCCCATCAGTGTTTTCATCATCAGTGTTTTCATTATCCTGATTCTTATATTCAAATAATTGAAACCCTGTTATATTCTCAAACTGCGCATTCATAAATTTCGTATATTCTTCATATTTTACATCTATATGTTCATTATCGTCAAAATCATCGACAAATGATTTGAAATTATCAAGCATACTGACTGTTAAATCGATATATTCCAATTTTTCTAGATCATCTGTGTTTAATACATTTAGAAATGTGACTTGAATGTCTTCTTTCATATAGTTATCAAAACCATTATTTGTAAGATGAACTATAAGTAAACGCTGAAGTCCTTCTTTTAATGCAAATTGAATTGATTTAAGTTTTTTTGTATATCTGATATGGTCTTTTATAACATCAGATTTAATCCCTTCTTCATCTATGATAGAAGATGGGAGACCAATCGTACTTAAAATCATTTTTCTTAAGTCATAAATTTTATCGCTCATATCATCGTAATTATTTTCTGAATTGAAATCTTCAGCGTTTAAATCACCTTTATCACCAAAATTTGGGATGACCTTAACTTCACCGACTTTAGATGAAATGGTTTTAATAATTTCTTCATCACTTTGGCTAGAATTTTTTATAGTAAGTGACTTATTTATCATTTTTTCAAACGTTTGTGCAATCTTCTGAGCGTCTGCTGGCTTAGTAGTTGAGGGAACATTCACAGAAACCAATTTAGTTGCTAATGAATCATTGATAAATCCTAATGGAATAATTGCTTCCAAAAACTTAAGTTCTTTTAAAAGACCATATACTGGATAAAGAATTGATTTTCCCATTCTTAGATAAATTATTTTATCACTTAACCCATCCATCTTTATCTTAATTCTACTGGATGGCATACTGAAATAAACCAGATTAGTTGGCTGAATAGTTTCAATTTTCTTTTTACCCATACTTAGAATATATGAAACATCTGAATCTCTAAAAACAGGGATATTTTTAGTTATATCTACATCATCATGTATGTTAAAAACACCCTTCTTATTTTCATTTTCAGAACCAAAACTATTGACATCTAATCTTAAGAAATATTCTCCATAATAGAGTAAATCTGCCGCAACATCAATAATAAGTTTTTGTATATTAAACTCATCAATAAAGTCATCAATTAGAGCTGTTGCAGCTTCATCAATTTCTCCTCTTGAATTATTAATTTTTACTTTAAATAGATTTGATTCATTTCCTGTTACATTTAATGCGTCATCTAGAATTCTGTCTACTATTAATTGACTAAAATAAAAATCCCTAATTGTGTCAATGTCACTTATTATACCACTTTTCGTTTTTGAAATATCCATAAATTTCACTAAGAGTTGTGAATTTATTGAACTTCCATTATTTTTTTGCATCATTATCTGAGCATCAATAGCGGGATCTACACCCATTTGAAAACCGAACATTTGTTGAGTAAGTCTATTAAAATTACTCGTTAATTCTGGAAATAGTGAACTAGCCATCTATTTCACTCTCTTTTATAAAAAACATTATGTGCTATCCTTTATATGTTATTTGAGTCTATTTAACTCATTAAAAAAAGTTCTCTGTGAACTCACCACTAACATTATCACCAAAGATTCTTTCAGCGAAATCAGATTCATCCATTTCATCTACAACATTGTTCAGTTCTTCAATAAAACTGTTATCTGTGTATGGAATGTATTCCATTTTTGTATTACAAATATATAATGCATTACAAACTGCATCGGCAATATCCTTTGAACCTATTGTACCATCAGGGAAAAAGTCAGGGTGATCAACCTTTTTTTCGTTTTCTTTCAAGAAAACTAATTCTTTATATAAAATCTTATTAAATGGCATATATAGTCTTCCTTCATTTATAGCACTTCTCATACCATGATATGGATCTTTTTTTCTATCAACGGAATTCATGATAGTTTCTATCCCTTGTTTTTGAAGAAGTTGTAGAGTATCTGTTGATTGGTAACTATCAGAAACTACAAAACTTATCCCTATTCCCATATTAACCAATTCAACAATAAATTCACGTATTTGCCATAATTGAAGTTGTTTTCCTTTTGGAGGTCTTATTCCTACTGCAAAATCAACCCAAACAATTTGTTCTACCATATCCCCTACGCCTTTGGTGTCATGAATATGTAACATTGCAAGACCAAATCTATCCCCACTAACTGCTATATCTATTCCAATAACTTTTTGGCTTCCTGGTTTAAAGCTATCAAGCATATCTTGTTGAAAAAAGTCTATTAATTTAGCATCTTCATCTAAAATAATTTCATCCATTTCACAAATTCTACTAAGTGAAAGAGATTTCTTTATTTTATCCTTAAATGGTATAAATGTTCTCACATCTGATACGGACATACCAAGTACATCTCGAATACCAGCGTAAATCTCACTCTCAAACTCCCCTCTATGCTCGATAGGAACATCATGAACCTTTGTGCTGTCTAACATTAAAGCACGCTTCAGGTCATCCTCTGAGTTGATTATAAATGGGTCTGATTGATAGTCACCTATGAATATTTTAAATGTCTCACCACAATATTTAGTTTTATGTTTTAGGATTTCAAATCTAGGAGCTGAAATAATCTTTATGTCTTGCTTATTAAATGAATTATCCTCTTTATCTTCAGCATTATCTATAATTGTTTGGATTAATGAACTTTCTGTCGTAGCCGAAGATATCATTGTGTAATGAGCTGGCCATTTGTTACCATCTATTAAAAAACGGGAGTTAATTCTATTATACATTTCTGTTACTAATGATTTAGAAGACCCTTTATTTATTTCTTGGTTAATTTCATCTGAACTTGCAGCATACACATTTTTACCAACCAAAGAGACTTTTCTTGAAATCATGTTTATATCGATATTATTTATAAACATAGAACTTCTAGTTTTTGTATTATTAAACTTTGACTTGAAAAAAGGTGAACTTCTTATAAAGTTTATTATTGGATCATAGTTTACTGATTCAACATTTTCTAATGTACTGTTTGTAAGTGTGAAATAAATTTTTGCAGATTTAGGGAGGCCAAATTTAAGTTGTGGTTCATCCATACAGAGTAATCTTGCTAAATCATACAAGAACATAATACTTGCTACTGTAGATTTACCGATACCAGTTGCGCCAGAGAAAACTACAACTTTATATTTATTGGTTTCATAAAATGGAGTTGGGTATATATCAACTAATTGGTCTCTCCAGTATGGGAAAACAGCCTTACCGAAATTAAGGCTATCTCCTAGGAAATATGGATCAGTGATGAATTTTTCTATTGTAGGTGGAGTTTCATTATATCCATTATTTCTAGCATATAGATTATATAAATGATCTATATCATGTGATGTTAATTCACCTAATTCTTCTTCATTAATGTCCATTATGACCTCTGTTATTTTTTTCTAAACTCTTTTGTTTTTTGCGCTGATTTTGCACCTTTTTTTCTTGCTGTTTTATTTGCTTTAGCTGTTTTCTTAGCTATTCTTGATAATTTTGGATCTTTTACTGTACATTTGAACTTAATTTTAGACCCTGAAGTTTTTACTCTCTCTGGTGTTTTATTTCCTGTGCATTTTGCATCTTTTTTTGCTTTAGCAATCTTTGCTGCAAGTTTTTTATGTTTAATGTCTCTATCAGCAACAACTGCTTCAGATGTGTCTTTTCCTAGAATCATTTTAACATATTGTTGTCTTTTCTTAGCTTTATCTTTTCCCATTCCAGGAACATCATTTTTTAAAAGTTTCAGACCACCTTGAGTTGGGTTAGCATCTGAAGGAGCAGCACCAAGATCACCAACTGATCCATCAGCTTCTAGTATTTTATAATTATCTTTTTCTAAATTTATTTCATATTCATTATCAAAATTATCTAGACCATACACATACACACCATCCGTATCTGACAAATCAACACTAACCTCTTTCCCATCAACATCAATCAAAACATACCCATTTTTCTTTTGAATTTGTTTCATTTTTTTCAAAGCATCACTTGCTCTATTTTCTAATATAAAAATCATGCCTATTCCTTATTTGAATTTAGCTTTTAAAAGATCCATAGAAGTTATGATATCAATTAATTTATTAATTTTATCTTTTTCCGGTATATTATAATCTGCATTTAGATATTCTTTAATCTGACTAGGTTTTAATGCTACAACCATTAATGCTCTTTGAAATTCTTTCATTTCATCTTGAAGTCTCACGCCTGTTGAAGTCTTCACTCCATCCATAACTTTATATAATGATTCCCATTCTTTTACTGAATTTGATTCTTTTAATTTAAATGTCTTTTTCACTTTCTACTCCCAAATTTTGTCTTTGTTTTTCTTGTGCTGTTTTTAGAAAACTCCCGTCACCTAATAACGCATTAAGGATACTTTGCATTTTACCACCAGATCCTTCATCTTCTTTTAATGATTCTTTAGAGTGCATGCTTAAAAGACTTGCTTCTAAATTCTCAAAATCAACATCTTTTCTTATTTCTTTCAACATTTTGAATCCATCTGATTTCATCATTCTAGTACTTGTATATAAAGTTAATAAATCAGATTTAGTCATTTCTTCTAGTGTTGAATCTTTGAAAAGTTGATCTTCTATTTTTGATAAGAATTTTTCAAGTTTAGTCATTTTCAATGCAGTTTGTTTACCGATATTTGCTAATGCAAGATCAATAACCATGTCAGTTGTGCTCACTTGTCCAACAATATCCTTTTCAGGTAATTTTTGGGATCGAACCAACTCTTCGGTTTGTTGTTCTAGATGTTCAGTAAGTGTAGAAATATCTGAATAATCAGTTATTTCATCCGCGGTTGTTTGACCAATTATTTCTTCAGCTTTGTTCATTTCTGAATCTATTACATCTATTATCAATTCTTTACTCATTAAAATTCTCCATTATGTGATTATTTAATGTTACCTTAAATATGGTAAATAATAGGGAATTGGAAATGGAATATTTAAAGTCAAAAGATATAAAACCACTTAGAGAAAAACTACATAAAGAACAGGATTTCATTTGTCCTGTGTGTGAACAAAAAACACCATTATCAGAAACTACTTTAGATCATCAACATAAGCTTTTTAAAGATCAACCACTTGGTGAAAACGGTGCTGGTTTAATCAGGGGAGTTTTATGTAAACAATGTAATTCTGTAGAAGGAAAAATTTTTAATTCTTTAAGAAGAATGGGAATGCATAAAAAGGATATATCATTTTCTGAAATTCTAAGAAATTTAGCTGATTATTTAGAGAGAGATAATTTACCACTTGTCCATCCAACTGAAATCCCAAAAGAACCAAAAATAAAGAAGACATGTTATAATAAATTAAAAAAAGTATGTACAGTGAAGATGCCAGCTTATCCAAAAAGCGGAAAGCTGACAAAAGAGTTAGAAAAACTATTTATAAGATTCAATGTTGATATTGAATATCTTAAATCTTAGTCTAAGTTATAATTATTTTTTAGGAAATCTATAAAATAATCACCAAATGATTTAACTGAGTCATTAATAAATTTCTCTAGAGTATTATAATTTTTATTTAAGATTTTATCATATTTTTTAGAAATAGATACATCATAAGGTAATTCATCAAGAATGTATTCAAAATTGTCTACTCTTTCCTCAAATTCTTCATCTAATGGTCCGATTTGAGCGATATCTGCTAAATCTGCTTCAACATCATCAATCCAATCTTGAACTTCTTGAATATACCCATCATCTTCGTTTGGGTGAACTTCAACCGCTCCTGTACCTTTATACATAGCTTCTTCCCAATCATCTAGAAGAATATATCCACCTTGTCTACCATCATATCCAAAAACACTAATCCCAAATTCTGATTTAAGAGATTCTTCGAGGTCTTCTCTTCCCATATTGTAATAATCTTCAATATAGAATTCTAAATCAGATTCTTCTGTGTCTTCACCTAGAATTGATTTAACTTCTTCCATATCATAATTTAAATATGTTTTTACGTTAAATTCTAATTTAGCACCAGCTTTTTCACCATAATGCCCATACCAACCCGAATCCATTGGGTAATCCATTGCTTCCACCCAAGTATTCGCTTGTTCTACTTCTTGTTTGTACCGTTTAGCCAATTTTTTTGGAAAGTACTTTAATATGTCTTGTACTTTACTTTCTTGTATTATTTCTCTTATCATTAGACAACCTTTTTGAATTTATTATATTTAATTCTTATTAGTCAATAAAGAAATATCATTTTTCCACATTTGTTTTTCAGATGTATTTTCTATTATTTCTAATTCTTCTTTTGTTCTTATGATTTCTTCATATAAACTATCTTTTTTCTCTTTTGTTAGTGAAAAAATAGGCATGTTAAGAAGAAAGTCATAACTACCATCTTTTTCTGTGATACCCTTTGTATTCTTAATTTGATCTATTATGTTTTGTTTATTTTTATCATTCACTATTATCTTTTCTTCTATAATAGATTTCACAAATATGAATTTACTCGCAAGGATTTTTAGTGTCTCTTTCTTAATATCAATTAAGCTTTGTTTTCTTAACTCATAAGCCTTTTCTCTAACTTTCGCATATGCATAAAATACATCTTCTATTTTTTCAAAAACACTAATTTTATTATGTTCATTTACACAAGTATAATTCTCATATATAGAATCAATTAATTTTAATTTAGAATAAATCTCATCGTCTGTTAAAGATGAGAATTTTCTTGTAACCTTAATCGTGAAGTTGAAATTCTCACCACTAGATCTATCTTTATAATCTTGGATAATTCCATCTTCTTCTAATTTATTTAAAACTTTTTTATATTTCTTAAGATCATAACTTATTGGCAACTCTGTTATTTTTAATTGAGTTGAATTTATTCTTTCAAAAACACCATATACTTTCCATTTATTATGACTTTCACCTTTTAGAACTCTACCTTTAAATCCTCTCCAATTTGGCTTAGGAGCTTTAAAAACGCCAGTTTCTATATATTCTAAAGTTGATTTAAGAATTTCATTAAGGGGTCTTGCGTATATCTTTTGAGCAAATCCTGTACTGATTCCATCAGTACTACCATTAATAAGAATTATCGGTAAAATTGGTGTAAAAAATCTAGGTTCAATTTCTTCCCCTTCGAATATTTGTTTTGTTAGAATTGGTAAATCATCCTTTAAGAATAGTTTTTCTAAGTAAGTTTCACCTGATGTAAAAATGTATCTGTCAGCAGAAGCCTCATTTATGAGTCTCTTTCCAAAGTTTCCTTCGGCTGTTAAAAGCGGTATATTATTTGTGCCAACATAACGTTTCGCCATACCAACTATTACACCTGCTAAATTATCTTCACCATGTAAATATTCAGTCAATTCAGAAACTGTACTTTTTAACCTAGAAACCTTTACATCATTTTTTATATTCTTTTTTAAGATGGTATAAATTACTTTTCTTCCAGAGTTCTTAAGACCATCGGTATATGATGCTATCTTTCTAATGTTGTCATAACTAGAATGATCAACATAATCAGTTTCGAAAAACGTACTAATCTTCATTTTTTATCCTTTTACTTATTTCACTGAATTCAACAAATTCATAATTATTTTGGTCGATGTTTACGTTAAAATACCTTTCATCATTGATGTTTTCTAAATGTAAATGACCATGTATGTTAAGTTTTCTTTTTCTAAATTCTTGTGGGTGTATTGGACAATGACTAACCCAATTATTTTTGTAACAAAATAAAGGGAGTTGCATTTCGAATCTATTTTCAGATGGTTTCACATGAATAGAACATTTTTCATATAGTTTTAGGCTATCGTGATTCCCCATGACTATTTTTATTCTACATTTTGCACGTTCTTGTATTTCATCAAAAACTTGTTGAAATGAATGGTCGCCTTTATCATCAAATAAAAAATCACCTAATGAATACAATACATCACGTTTCCCTAATTCAATGATTTTGTCTATCATGTATCTATGATGCTGTTTAGATGTAGAGAATTTAGTTCTATATTTAAATATCGCTTTATGACCAATATGTAGATCAGAAGTAAAATAAACCATTAGAATAATACTTCAGAAAAAATTACTATAAAAGATATGATCATAATTATGAAAACAAATGAAAATAAATACCAAAAAGGTATAACAACACCAAATATAATGACTGAAGTCACCATTAGAACAGTCATTAATAGAAAATTAACTAAATTCTTGACATGTAACATATAAATCCTTTCTATATAATATTATACTATAATAACAATTAATTAAAGCTTAATGATATCAAAGTCATTTTTAAGAATCATTTTCTTTCTATCATCTGCTCTTTTTTCATTCAACCAAGAATCTATCGTTTCATTTGCTTGTTCATCATACTCGAATAATTCTATCATATTTTCTAATCCATCTGTTTTAATGATATGAGCTAAACCTTTGTCAGTATGTGTTCCTAGACCTTTAAAATACTTAATATCACCTTTCAATGTGTGTGCTTGAGATATCTCATAAACCCATTTTACTGGCATCTTATTTTTCATAACACTCATAATTGGTGTCTTAAAAAATCCAGTTCTTTTATTTACCATATAATCTGGAAAATATTTATTCATGAACCCTATGATCATTCCCTTAATTTTATGACCATCTAAATCAGCATCTGTTGCTGAAATTATATATTCGTAACCTTCATTTTTTATGATAGTATAAAGTTCAGAAAGTTCTGGGTTTTTTAAGAATTTGTCATGAGTAGATTTATGTACATTTAATGGAACTCCTTTTAATTCATAATAACCTATAAATTCTCTTCCTAATGCACTTGAAATACCACCAGAAGCTGAAGCTCCTTCACATAAGAAAAGGTATTTACGTTTCCCAGTTGCAGGCATATATTTATCACTTGTTATTTTCTTTTTTGGTTTATCTAGAGCTTTCAATTCAGCTCTTTTTTTCATTTCTTCTTTAATTCTATATAATTCTATAATTGGGTCAATGATTGTTTTATTTTTTAAAACTTTTTCTGCTACTGATTTAAAATCACATCCTTTAAAATACTCATTAACTTCTTTAGTAGAGTTTGTTAATTTTTCTTTTGTTTGTGTTTCATATCTTGGGTTTTCAAAATCTCTCATGATAGTAACAATAAAAAGTTTATTTTTAACGTCAGCAGGCTTAATGTCTTTATATTTTTTAATAAGCTTTTCCCGAATAACTGGAACTATTGCTTCTGTAATTACCGTTAAGTGTGTACCACCAGAACTAAGAGTTAATCCGTTCATGAGAGTGAAATGTTTAAATTCATCTGTGTCTGAATTAAAAATCCCTATACTGTATTTTTCTTTATCAATTATTACACCATTAGACCCGAATTTTTGGATAAATTCTTTCGCATTCATATGTAATTTATGATTATTCATTTTGAATTCAATTTTTGGATAAGCAACACTTAAATTCAGTATTCTTTGCTTCATTAACTGAATATATACATCTTCTATTTCTTTAATATTAAATCTAGAAAAATCAGGAACCATTCTTACCTTAGTCCCTTTCTTTTTAGAATTTGATATTTTTGTTTCAATTGTTTCGTTGTTATCCTTACACTTAACAACACACATTTTAGAACCATCAGAAGTAGTACCTATGAATTCTTTCGAAAAAACAGAAGCAATCATAGAACCTACTCCGTTTGTCCCAATAGTTGTTGATGATTTTGTATCATCAAAGTTAGAACCTGCCCTAGCATGTGTCCAAGCAAGTTCAGGTTGGTATAGTTCACCATCTGGAGTTTTTACTTTTTTAACCGGAATCCCTCTTCCATTATCTGAAATCTCAAAATAAGATTTCGTCATTTTGATGTCTATTTTATTTGCAAATTTACCATCAGTTCTAACATATTCATCCAATGTATTGTCTAAAAGCTCATTGAACAATTTCATTAAACCTGAAATATATGTAATTTCCGTTTGTCTAAATAGACCATCTGAGAAAATATATTCTGTTCTTTTTTCTGGTGAAACGCTTCCAATATACATAGATGGTCTTTTAAGTATATGTTCACGTTCACTTAATTTAACAATTACTTGATCTTTCATTTATTCACCTTTTAATTTTTTACGCATGTACATCTAGAATATTACTTAAGTCTGCTTTAGGTAACATTGATTGTTTTTTAAGTTCATTTAATTTTTCTATTGAATTATCAATTACTTCATTTAACACAGAAATCTCTAAATTTTTCTGAGCTATTATATATTCACATTTTTGAAGATCTTCTTCTATATACATAATTCTAGAATTTTTATCTTTATTACTGTCTAAAAGGATTTCACACTCTTGTTTCTTATGTTCCAACTCAATACTAATTTCATATCTTTCTTTCTTAAGGTCAAGTATTGTTTTCTTTTGCGAATTTATTAATTCATTGTCTTTTTGAATAGTTGACTTTAAACTTTCTACATATTCATTCGTAGAAGATCTTTTTAATGACTCATTTTCTTCCTTTAACTGTCTGATTTCCTCATTTTTTCTTTCTATGAGTAATTCTATCTCAGTAAGTTGTGCTTGAGTGATTTTAAGATTTTTATTAAACATTTTAATCCTTTATTTTATATAGTATATTATAACGTAAAAAGCATTAAAATATACTTAATTTTCATTTTGCCGTTTAATTAATTTAGCATCTTGAACTACCTCATTAGATAAAATATATTTTCCAGAATATTTCTTGTAACCAACTTTCCCTAAAAATTCTTGAAATTTACCCCAACCGATTAAAGAATTAATTTCCTTTATATCTTTCATAGTAAATGTTTGTTTTAATTTTATTGAATTAGTTTTTAAAGAAAGCATATAGTTAAATTCTTTAATTTGATTCTTATTGACTATGTCTTCTGAAACTATGTAGGAAATTAATTTCTTAAGGTCAGCTTCCCCTCTTGACTGATAAAGGAAAAGTTTCTTAATCTTTCTTATATAAGTAAATTTACTTTTAATTTCAGTTTCTGTTATCCTAGCTAATTCTTTTTCAGAAATCCTATCATTGAAATGCACTTTTATTTCAGACATAAATTTCAATAAACGTTCTTTATCATTAGTAAGGTAATTTCTTTCAGCATACATGTCTAACATACCGTCACTATACTCTATTACATCAATGGATTTCAACAATTCAATCATTTTCTCACGCTGTTTTTCTTTTAACTCTTGATTGATTTTCTTCATATCCACTTCACAACATTTTCTTTCAACTAAGATAGGTTTATTTTTCACCTGATGTTGCAATAGTAATTTAAAACTATGTCGGTGGTCATTTTCTAATTTATTGTAAATAATCTCTATTACATTTATAAATTCACCAGTTTCACTCAATGTAAAATCACCATTTTCGTCAATACCGATTAATAATGAATTCTTTGTTTGTTTATAAAACTTCGAAATATTGTTCTTAATTTCAGAATTTAGTATCTTATAATCTGTTTCTAGATATCTTTTTCTATCATGTAAGAAAATGTGAATATTTTCTGCTTTTCTTGATCTTCGAATCATTTGAATTGAACTAATTACATCAGCTGTATTCCCTTCGTCATAATGAAAGTGATGTGAACATTTATTTAAAATACTAACACCAACCGTCAGTGTTGGCGTATAAACAAGTACATTCCATGAATTATGACCTTCTTTTTCAAATTCTTTAAAAATTAGTTCTCTATCAACTTCTGATGTTTCAGAAGATAAACTCATAACACTTAAGCCCTTGGATTCTAACACATATATCAATGCATCAGCCATAGATTTAGAAGTACATGAAACAGAAACCTTTTTTCTTTTTCCTCTTTCTTCTAGTGAAGTTTCAATTACTTTTTGAAAAAATGTTTCTTTATCTGGGTATTCGAATATTTTGATATCTTCTCTAAACTCATTGTTAATTAAGAATTTAGGTTTAGTTGTTATAAAATTATCCTCATCACCATATAAAAATGCGTCAGCTATTACACATAATTTAGTTTTTAACGCAAATTGTAATTTTACTTTATTTAGATTAGAATAATCTGACATATTATTTCTACTATGTATCATTAAGCTCATAAATTCATCTAAAATCACAACTTCAAAATCTCTTAATGAATATTTCCATAAGCTTTCTAATTGCACTACAAGAGAATTTCCTATCTTATAATCACCCTCACTGTAAAGTGGAATATTGTATTTTTTCTGAAAATCTTTCGCTACCGTTACTCTATTTGTAACCATTAAAACTGGCAAATTTCTTTCATGTGATTTTTTAATTATTTCACTTATAATATT